GGCGAAGACCCTTTCACCGTGCGCGCCAATGACCTCAGGGGCACCGTCAGCAATCAGCTCCCCTTCTTCGGCTTCCCCTTCCTCTTCCTCCAGAGCCAGCAGGGGACGATGTTCGTTATTATTGCCCTGTCCCTTTTCGCCCTGTACCTCTATGCTAACGACCTGAGCCGGGGTGGTCAGAAAGTGCACCGCGGCATATTCGCTCCGGTCATCGAGGAAAGTCAGCGCTCAAGTGAGACGCTGGCACAGAGGATGGAGGCTTCAGAAAAAGGCGTAGACGCCACCCAGCAGGCTTTGACCAGCTTTGCTGCCGCCATCTCCGAGTATGCCGAGCACCTGAAAAGCCATACCAGTGCCATTCAGGGTCTCAGCGAGGCTTCCCAGGAGCTGAAGAAAGGTGCCGCCGAGCAGAATAAAGTTATTGAGCGCCTTTTGGGAGCGATGGAAGAGAGAATTGCCCCACGGGAAGAGGCAGCGCCAACCGCCAAACCAGCGATAGCTAAAAAGGTAGAAAAGGTCAAATTCCCTCCGGGCTGTGTCAGAAGCCGCCAGCAGCCTTTCGCCCGGCGCGACATCTTCGGGGCAGGGTAAAGCCCATCACAGTTCTGGCTGAAGAATTCCTAGGTGTAAACCGCCACCACGACTGCTTCTTTGGGATTATGTTCATCAAAGAAGATAACCGCTACCTTCCTGCCCGTTATCATCTCTGCCACGGGCAGGTTGCGGGCTATGGTGATATCCTCCAGATAGACCTTATAACTGGCGGCTAGCTGGACAGTAGCCGTATAATTGCCGGAATTAAAGCTCCTGAGCACTCCTTTTCTTAGCTTCACTTATACTGCCTCCCTGGAGTTTTCATCCCTCCCCAGCTTTATCCCCTCCCTTGATTAAGGGATGGGGAAGTATTTTTTAGAGGGACTTCGCCCCTCTTCAACTCCCTCTCATTATATTCAAAGATTTCGCCTCTCCGCCCAGTGAAGAATTCTTACACTGCCCCTAAATACAAGCGCTGGCTGTATTCACCCCGACGAGCGCTGTAAACCAGAATAAAGCCGAGCACCCGCTTTTTCTCCGAAGTGAGCCTCACCCGGCTATCAGTGATATCAATAACATCGTATAGCTGCTGTCCGCAGTTGACCGGGACCAGGATGGAGCCACTGGCTGATTCAATTTCAGCCTGCCTTAAATAGGCTTCTCCCCTTTGCTGGGCTTCGGCTACCGTGTTTATGTTCCTGTCTTCAAGCTGCCTCAACCGGTCGTAGAGCCTGTCAATCTCATCCCAGGCAAAGCTATCAACCACAATCAGCTCACCGCTGCCGGTATCGTATCCTTCCACCTGCACTCGATTGAGTTCCCAGGCTCCCCGCCTGTATCTGCCCTCCAGAATCTGATGCTCTGTGCCATAGCTGTAAACCGAGTTATCTGAAGAAAGAGGGTTAACGAGATAGGCTTTATGACCCTCGATAAAAAGAACATCGGGAACAAAGGAGAGCAGTTTCTGGACGACCGAATCCCCCTGATTACCGGAGCCGATGGTGAAGTCAGGATAGAAGCTGGTGATAACTGATGACTGGGATTTTACCTCTAACTTCAACCCGGCTCTGGCGAGCACAAAAGCAAGCATATCTTTGACGCTCATCTGGTCAGAATCTTTATTCCAGCGGAACTGATATCTGGCTCTCCAAGTGGCAATGGCTCCCCAGCCATCCTGGGCATAGAGAATAAGGCTGGCTTTGCCACCGGAGCTGGTATGCTCGTAAGCCTCAAGGCTGAAAGTCTGCCCGGAACTCGTTTCGTCGCCGGCGGTGGTATGGTAGCCCGGGCTGAAGTCCAACTGACAACCGATATTTAGTACAGACAAATCTCCCTGTCCCGGCGCAGCATACTGACCTTCATCATTTCTCAGTTCCACGGTCATTTTACCCGAAGTCTCCCCCGTTTCCTGCCTCAGAGCCAGAATATCAGCGCTCAGGTCAAGGCTTTCCGCGGTGAGTTGGGCTCGCCAGACCCCAGCCGTATTTGATATCCAGCAATAATCGCCATGGTGAGCTGTGGCTAGACCGTATTGCGACGACAGATTGAAAGGCACCGGCTCCCGCCAAAGGTTGTCAATAAACTTGGCTCCCAACACAGAGGGCGACCAGAAGGGTCGGTTATAGGCCTGGCTACCGGTAAACTTCTCGACAAAGAAACACCGGTAAACGTCCGGTTTGTCCAGAAATGGCTGACGGTATTCAAATTCGCCGCCCGACGGGGCTGAGGCTAAATCCTTTAACGCTGACCAGCTTCCCGCGGCAACATCACCGCCATCGCCATAGATGAGCGACCATAATTTATAGTTACCCGCCGAGTCCCTGCCCGTGACCAGCAGATTCCAGTCATTTTCATAGACCGCAGCCACTCCAGATAAATTGCCAGTAGATTTATTCCAGGCTGATTTTGCCTGCCACTCACCGTTTATATTTTTCTTCACATAAAGAGTTGACTGGTCAGCGAAGAAGATAGCCAGGTCGCCATTGGGCTTATAGGCTGCCGCCAGACCGTAGATGCTGGTGGTGGGAGAATAATCAATGATTTCAGGGCTGCCCCAGCTAGCACCATAATCAGTGCTTTTTATCCGCTGGATTTTCTTATTGACGGCATCGGTCCAGAAGATGGAGACCTCGGCTCCCAGAGAGGCACAGGCAACCACGGCGGCATTGAGCTGGTTGGTGTAGGTCCACTGGCTGAAATCGCTTGATGGACCGGGATTGGGCACACGCTGCCGGTAGAGCTTTCTTAAATCGCCGGGGGGAGTTATCCTGGCTCTGATGAGAGAGCCATCACCGGGCATGGTGAGGGCATGAAAGTAATCATTCTCCGAGCCGGTATAGAGCCGGCTCCAGTCATAGCGGACCACCCCGGCAATCTTATTTTTGGCTTCCACCTTGATATAGGGAGTTGAGGTTGCCTGTTTCTGAGCCGCCGATAAAGTTGAGGTCAGACTTCGCATAATTTCTCCTTATACCAGAGCCGCCAGGACATCAGGCAGTGGTTTACTCGCTTTCCAGTAATGGGCTGCCAGGTGTCCGGCAGCAGCAAGTATCTCCTCAGGGCTGGCGGCTATTCTCCGCCCACCATGACCACTGGGCAGAAGAGCCGCCACGACATGAACCATCTGAGCCCAGTCCACCGTCTTTTCCACATCGAACTTACCTTTAAGGGCTCTGAAAATACTCTTATTATGATGGGGCAACTGCCAGGTCGCAGGGTCTTCAGAATCGCCAACAATGGCAAACGCTTCTTTAGGCAAATTTTCTTTAGTCTTGGGTAAACTTTTCGTCACTTCTACCTCACCCCCTTAATCTCCCTCTCCTTTAAAGGAGAGGGAGAAATGATTTTAGAAGAGGGGCTTCGCCCCTCTTGGACTCCCCCTTTAATTACGGTCCGTAATCGGTGGTCTTGGACACGACGGGGTAGTAGGATTTATAGAGAGAGTGAATTCTGACCCGGTTTTTCCGCCCCAGTCGCCTTAATTCCTGCTTAAAATATTTCAGTTTCTCGTTTCCCCAGGCGAGAAATTCCCGTGGCGTCACGTCACCGCCGACATTAACGCGATTTATGGCATGGACTGCCCACTCCACGGCGGCATAGCCGGCGGCACCGGCAGCGATTAAGTCTTCATACTGACCGGGGATGGTTGAGCCGCTGACATCAAGGGTATGGAGTTCGCCGTAGTAGATATAGGCGTTGGAACCATCCGGGATTTCCTCGCCCAGCATAGTCAGGGTATCTCCCCAAAGAGAGAACCTCTGGTACCGCCTGGGGAAATTATCCACCGGATACTCAACCGCTACCACCATGACCCGATCCGATAAGTCCGAAATATCCAGTTCCCGAGAGCCGGAAGTGGTCGCTTTGGTCGCTTTCTGCTCATAGGGCAGATATTCTGAGAAGTCTTTTACCGCGTGAGCGATATGCCGGTCCAGTTCATCATCGGTCCAGCGATAGTTGCTGGCATCCTCGTCGTGAAGGTCGCGCCTGACAATAGCTCTCATCTCACTCAGGTTCATGATACTTACACCTCTAACTTTCTAGCTTCAACTCTTTCCAACTTAGTGCAGGGCAAACCCTCATCATGGCGGCATATCTCCAGGTCGCAGAAGGAAATCTCCTCATTATCCCTGCCCTCGTTGATGCTGACCGCTTTAGCTACCAGTTGTTTGGCATAAGCCATTAGTGTCCGGGCATCAGCTTCAGCAGCAAAGCTTAAGTCCACTCTTACTCTGTATTTCATCTTTACCACACTCCAAATAGATGTTTTTCTTGGTTATAACTGTTCTGAATATCAAAGGCAGTCGCTGCCCGATTATAGATACGGGGCAAAGCAATTTTGCCATTGAACCGGCCCCACCCGTAGGGATAGCCGATTCTAAGGTTAGCCGCAGTTTCATCAGTATAGCCCATGCCAGTGCCCGTGGAACCATCAGCAACTCCGTTGACGTAATTCTGGGCGTTATTGTTGTTATAGACCAGAGCTATGTGATACCACTTACCAGCCTGGAACACCGTATCTGATGAGACAAAATCAGCCCAGGCACGGGTGAACCTCAGCCTATTGGCGTCATCTATCACCCACATATAACCATTGGCACTATTCCGCCTTGACATGACCTCATGGTTGGCACCGGCCATGTTTCGGCGAACCCATGCCAGCAAGGTCATCTGACCGGAGGCATCAAAATACAGCGAAGGATTATTTCCGCAGTCTATATGGTCATCCTGCCCGTCAAAATCCAAACACCAGAGCCCGCTTGTTAGTTTCACCCAGCTAGCACCGGTTATAGTGCCAATGCTGCCGTAGGAACTCCGGTCCTGGATTTTACTGCTCCCACCAGGTAACCCCGTCAGCGATAGAGCCGTGCCTAAAGCTGGAGGAGCAAACATCATGTTTTTCATGACTCCCTCCGTATTGCCTCCTTACGAGGCAGCATACTGTACCTTAACGTAGCTCGAGTTCTTAACTTTGGCTCGCCCCTGATTAGCCTCGTTGCACTGGATGACCAGCCTGACCTCAAAGGGCAGGGAATCGAAATTGGCTACCAGGTTGAAACGCCCGCTCCGGGTCTCCTCAACATAGGTGGTGCCGATATTAGTCTTGGCGACAGTGCCATGCAGGTTAACCCAGGTGCCACCTTTATTTCTGGCCTGCCACTTATAGGTAAGGTCAGCCGTGGCTGAGGAAACGGCTCGGAAAGCTGCCGTCAGGCCGAACTCCACCTCAATTATCTCCCCCAGTGCCGGCGGCTTGATGGTGACACACTCCACCTCAACATCAGTGTCAGGGGTGGTGGTGTCCACTTCAGCCGACCATTGAATACCATCGGCGGTTAAGTCACCCTTGGCAAAGGGATACTCAGTGTGCTCGATTACTGCCATAACCATGATTTACCTCCCATTTGGGGGAGGGGGTTACCCTCCCCCTCGATTTTATCTCCTGTGGTGCTTTCAGCTAGCCTTAAAGACAGCCTAGCACAGCCACCGTCATTTTAGTCTTTGATTCCGATTAGAGCTGCCGCCTTAATCGAGCTGAAGAGCGCCAGGGACACATACCATTTCACCCTGGTCCGGGTGGCATCCTTGCTCTCCATGGAGCCGATTGGCTCCACAATCAGGTGCCCGGGGCTGGTCAAGCCGCAGAGCGCCCACTCCCCAAGCTGAACAGCATATACTGTGGAGCAGTCGCTGCCGGTAGTTCCGGTCTCAACGCCACCGCTGACGGTGTGTGTGTCCAGTATCCAGTCACTGACCCCAACGGGGATGCCATCCCATAGCTGGACGAAGTTGCCCCACTGGTCACGGTCGCTGTCAATCATGGCACCGCTTGCCCTGACCAGTGCGTTGAGCTTGCGTCGGGAGCGGCGGCTCATCAGCAACATGTCGGGCTTGCCTCCCTTCACTGCATCAATGAGCTGGTCCAGCATGGAAAGAGTCAAGGTCGCCCCGGCGGCTCCAGCAGCGATTATCTGGTCGCTCGCCGTGGTGGTATCAATAAGCTTCCTCAAGCCATCGAACTGCTTGGCATTGACGGCGGCATCGCCATAGATAAAAGTATCCTCAAATTTGTCCTTGACTGCCTTCGCCTTCAGTTCCACCACCGCTGCCTCCAAATCCTGAATATTGCTCCGGGTGGTCTTGAGGAAGTTGTCCACGTCAGCGTCGCCGCCCAGAATCTTCAGGTTGGCTGTTTTCTGCTCAAAGGTCGGGGTGGATTCCGCCCATTCATCACCGACATCATAGAAAGCAACGCCGGGCAGCGTCTTCTCCTGGTTATAGGTCAGACCATTGCCCACAATCTCTATGAAAGGAAGCCGTTGCAGGATAGGTGAATCCTTGACAATGGTCTCCACCACTCCCTGAAGTAACATATCGTTTGATAATTTGCTTGCTTCGGCTAAAGTTAATGCCATCTATTTTTTACCTCCTATAGCGTATTGAATTTTCTCCCGCGGAGATAGAACCGACAGGTCGAGCGGTGCTCTCTGGGGAGCTCCAGCCGGTACCCTGGTTTTTGAGATTTCCGCCTCAATTCCCTGTCTGACCTTATCAACGAGAGCTCGGGCATTTTGCAAAGATTCATTTATCACCTCAACAGTGTCCCCAGCGAGCAGCTCCACCGGTATTTCTGGATTTGTCTGCATTACCAGACCTTTATAGCTGGCTATTGCCTGAACCAGGGTAGCATTGATTTCCGCCAGCTTCTGCTCTGAATCAGCGATGGACTGTTTCAGGATAGCTATCTCGCTATCCTTGCTGTTCACCGCCTGCTCAAGCTCAGCAATGGCGGCATTTTTAGACTCAAGCGTATGGATAAATTCTTCTTTCTCCTGTCTCAATCCTTCCAGTTCGCCTTCAGTAGCTTCCTGCTCATCCGTCAGTTCTTTCTCTTCATCAGCCATGCACTTCCTCCTGCTGATTATTCCTCAACGCCTTCCGCCTGAGTTAAAGCCCTCTCTCTCCTTTCACCCTTGGCAGACCTGGCGTTAAGCTCCTTATTCATCCTGAGGATGGCCTCCCTTTCCTCAAGCCATCTTTTGAACTCATACTCAGGGTCCCTGATGCCAATTTCGTCCATCGCCCTTCGGCGTGAGTGGATTCCGGTCTGAACCAATATCTGCTCGCTATTGACCTGTCTGGCGATATCCTGAGGCAGCACCGGACCCCAGACCACCCGCAAATAGTTGTCCCCAAACTTTTCTCCCTGGTACTTCTCCAGAAGCTTGAGAATCATCTCATTGCGGCGGTTATATACCGCCGTCCGGATAATCCTCTTCCTTCTCACCTTCTGTAATAGCGGGTGGAGCTCAATCTCAAGGGCGACGCCGGATAAATCCCGCTCCGTGCCGCCAAAGGCAGAGCGGGGCGATTCCGAGATATCATGCAGCGTTCTATAGACCAGGTTTATATAATTGATATGGAGATTGACGCCACCGCCCTGGAGCAAGTCAAGAAGGTAGGCTTTGGCATCTTCAGGGATATTCCACACCGCCCCAGGCTTTATCGCAATGTCCTCAGATTCCTCCACATTTTCCAGAACGGCAATGGGATTGCCAGATAACTCCAGGATGTGAGATAGCTGACTCATCGCCCGGTTCAATTCCCTTTGCGACTCCATGATTTGAGGCAGGTCAGATATGCCCCAGAATTTCTTCGGTTCACGGAGGTTAGAATAGATAATGAAGGGAATAAAGCCATAAGGATTAGGCTTTTTTTCGACGAGAGTATTGGCCAGATAGAGTTCAAACTCCCTGTCTGTCCAAAGCTCAACAACAGTCACCGTCTTGTTTTTGGGCTTTGCCTGATAGAGAAGCTCAGCTTCCTCAGCAGAGAGCGTATATTTAGAGGCAACTCGCCATATCCGTGAGGTATCATCCCCCAACCACCAGGCGTAGATGCCCTGAATATCCGGGGCAGTTATCCTGACTCTCTTTTCCACGGTATCCCAGATAACTTTATAACAGGCGTCCCCCAGTACGGCACAGTCAATTTCCGTCTCCAGGTCTAGCTGTTCCAGGTTATTGTCCTGATAGACCCGATATAAAGCCGCCTCCGCCTTCTGGGCTTTTGTTCTTGCCTCATCTGAATCTTCAGCGGCATCGATGGCAAAGTTAATGCCAGACATAAGATATGAGGTAATCTTATCGATGAAGACCCTGGCGTAGTTGAAGGTCAAGCGTCTTTCCCCCCACCTTTCCCTGCCCTCCCATTGACAGCCACGGTAGAAATCAAGGAGTTCTTTGTAACCCCTGATTCGGTCCAAATCAAGCCGGGCTAACTGCATCGGAATAGTTTCATTCAT